TTGTTGTTGGCCGCCCAGGCTGGTAAACTCAGGGAAAAATAATGGCTATTTACCGTTGCAAAAGGTCAGGGAATCTTCTGACAGTCACCAATGCGATAGACATTGAAACGATGAAAGGGAATATGAGCTATGAAGAAGTCAATAATGCCCCCCAACCAAATACCGAAAACCCCATCTCCAGTGCCGCACTCGCAGGTGAAACCGCTGTACCAAGCGCCGGGGATACCGAAAGTGCAATCAACAAGCCAGATGCAGCGTATGTCGAAAGCGTCGCACATGGCGAGCAGGAAAAACATCAAGTAATGCCGTTAAGACACAACGGGAAAGTTGACAAGAGGTCAAGAGCATACAGGTTGAGTATCGGCAAGTCGTAGTAAAACATCAAATGGAAACTTGCGGCATAGCCGCATAGTGTGTACATAGTCGAAAAGATTATTCACCGCTATGCGGCTTTTTATTTGGAATTTTAATGATGCTATTTGCCGAAATTGAAATTTAATATGTGGAACATTTCTCCCAACCTGCAAACACCGCTTGGGGCTGGCCCACAACAACCGCTCGGCGGAATGTTTGGTCGAATAGGGGCGATTAGCAATAATCTACAACCTGCGACACCAAACTTCTTGCTCGACCAAAAGGGCAGGCCAATAACCGATCCCCGAACGGGGCAAGGCATCATGGCGAATGGGCAAATGGCGCCTTTAGGGGCAAGTCCTACTTCATCAATCAATAAGTTACTTAGCGCATCCTTCGATCCTGCAACGTCTGGAGAGTCCTTCACGATCGGCGGGAATACTTACAAGGTAGGCGGAAAGGGGTACCTAACAAAAGTCTTTCAGCAATCAGGCGACACGTGGAATCCGGTAACTGGAAATGGAACAGCGCCTGCCGCATTGCAATTATCCGCAGCTATTCGTGATCCTCGATTCTCGTCATGGTTATCAACAGATGATCCATCAACCAAAGCAGACGATTTAATTCGCGCAACGTGGGCAAAAGACCCAACACAAGCCTTGGCGGTGTATGGTCAGCAAGCTGCAAGAAAACCTGGTGGAGTTGATAAAACCCCTGATAGCGCTTGGTTCACAGACGAAAACTATTGGCCGTCTGTCATGGCAGGTTTTGATGGAAGCACACCTGCATTAACGCAATCGGTAAAAGAACTGGGAACAGCTACCCCTCAAAATGTCGCTGCCTTGAATAAATGGCGATCTGAGATGAACCCTGATGCACAGCAAAAACGAAACGATCCCGACAAAGGGCTGTTTGGTGGCGGATTGCTCGGAACTTTGGCCCCTATTGCCCTTGGTATCGCTCTTGGCCCAGCAGGATTAGGCTTGTCAGGCATCGGTGGCGGTGCATTGGCAGGTGGGCTGACTTCTGCTATCAGTGGTGGGAACATTCTTCGAGGCGCAGCTTTAGGAGGACTAGGAGGAGGGATAAGCAATTGGGCAGGAAGTAATTTTTCCTCTTTGCCTTCCGAGGGGTTTGCAGGCATTTCCCCTGCTCAATTTGCCAATACCGCAGGCAGAACAGGGTTAAGTATTCTTGGCGGACAAGACCCCTCAAAAGCCCTGTTAGGAGGCGTCGGTGGTTTGGCAGGGACTTCTGCTGCCAGCAACTTCGATAACCCTTGGCTCAAGAATTTGGCTGGGACTACAGCGAGTACGGCAGTCCGTGGAGGTGATATAGGTAATGCAGCGATCAACTCATTATTCGGAACGACAGCCAAATATAGCGCAAGTCAAACAGACAATCCGTTTTTGAAAGATTTGGCGCTATCTTCACCTCAATTACTGGGGCAGTTAATGGGCAATTCACAACCGCAGTCTCAACCAAGGCCACAAACAACGCAGCCAACAATGCAACAAGCGCGGCGGTCGCAAATGCCCGACTGGGTAAGGCAGGCAATGGTTGCTTTGGGCAAAAAAGGTTACAGCGAACAGCAAGCAATGCAAATGGTACAGCAACGCGGTAGAGGAGCTTAATATGGCTAACTGGTGGGATTCTTACGTGACGGACACGCCGTCTTATCTTGACCCGAATCTTACAGGTGGGGCAAGTTCTTCTTCATTTTATGACCCTTCACAATCATGGAATGCTCCATCGACTAACTGGTGGGACGCCGTGCCGTCCTATAGTAACTTCAACACTGCCCCCGTGCAGGGGGTTAATGACTATAGTTGGATGTACTCACCGCAATACGGCGATTCCACTGTATCTCAAAATTGGGCAACTCCCCCTGCGTCTTCTAGCAATGGGTTATTTGGCACAGGGATTACAGGAAGCCAGTTGCTTTCCAGTGGGCTAGGGTTAGCTGGTGGGCTTCTCAATGGTAACGCAGCTAAAAATGCCGCACAGACTTCTGCTGATGCACAGCTACAGGCTGCACAGATTGCCGCCAATGCCGCTAAATTCAAACCAGTAGGGGTAACGACAAACTTTGGAACTTCTCAGTTTGGATATGACGCCAATGGGAACCTGAATTCAGCAGGCTATCAACTCAGCCCGCAACTCCAGACGCAGCAGAATGCCTTAATGGGGATAGCAAACAACAATCTTGCTCAATTTCAAGGCGCGCAAGCTGCTACTGCTCCAATGGGGCAATCAGCGCAAACATTGTTCAATCTTGGACAGGGGTATCTATCGACTTCACCGCAGGAACAAGCGCAGAAATACTATCAAGACCAGATGGCGCTCCTGCAACCTTCCAATGAAAGAACATTGGCTGAACTACAAAATACGTTGCAACAGCAAGGACGAATGGGGCTTGCGACAGGCGGAACATCGACAATGGCCGCAGCCAACCCTGCATTGGAGGCGTACTACAACGCCCTGCTACAACAACAGAACCAACTTGCCGCTAATGCCACGCAAGGGGGGATGGACTACGCCAAGTTCGGCGCGGGGATTGTAGGCACTGGCGGAGATTTGCTTAATAGCATGTTCAATACACAACAAAAAGCCTTCCAGCCCTATCAAACAGCGCTTGGTGGCGCACAGACTATCGAGGGGTTAGGTCAGAATGCAATGGATTTAGGTATCAACATCGGCGCGAAAGGCACAGCCAGTAATGCGCAAAGTGGGGCACTATTAGCACAAGGGATGACTAATGCAGCCAATACAATACAAGAAAATGCTTCTAGTCCTTGGGGTACGTTACTTTCTGGCGCAGGAAAGATATTCCAAAATTATCAGAATCAGCAAACAGCCCCGATAAGGTTTGACCCTTATACTGGGAAAGCACTAACGTGAGGTTAAATCATGGCTGAAAATATTGTAGAAAGTCTCTTTGGTGCCGCCCCGTGGCAGATTCAGCAGCAACAAAATGCTGACTTGAATAACGCTGCGCTTCAATATGCAAAACTTAACCTACGCCAGCAAGCAAATATGAGCATGTTCAATGCTGGGGGAAGTCTCGCAGGTTTAGTTGCCCCTGCTCTTGGCATGGTAAATCCGCAAATGCAGGAAGCGCAAAAAAGTCAGGATATACAAGGCCAGATAGACCATTCAACTCCCGATGGGCTTTTGAAGGGAGCGGCACTGTTCCAACAAGCGGGCAGTCCCCGTATGGCGGCGACATATGTTCAAGCTGCCAACGCGCAAAAAATGCAGGAAGCAAAGAGTCTTGCTGACTCTGCAAAAGCAACACTCGATTTTGCCCAGGCACAAAAAGCATTGAGAGAGAATCCAAACTTGACAGTCACGGAAATAGGCGTCACAGGAAAGCCAGGAATGCTACAGAAAGTTCTCTACGACAAAACTGACCCATCAGGGAAAACGACTCCAATAGGGTCGCCATATTTGAGTCCATCAGGGGCAAGGATAACAGTTTCTAACGCACCAGCAGGAAGCAGTCTATCTCCTGAGGCTATTGACGCTGCAGCAGCTTCTTATAGGCTAACAGGGGTTCTCCCAGCTTTAGGAATGGGGGGCATTGGAGTTAGGACGGCTATTCTTAACCGTGCAGCTCAATTAGCCTCTGCTGATGGGTCAAATGCACAAGCAGAAGCCATTAACAAGATTGCCAATAAATCGAATCAAGTGGCGCTTTCTCAACTTGAAAAACAAGCAACAATGGTTGGCGCATTTGAGAAAACAGCAAAGGATAATGCTAATCTTGCGCTATCTTTATCGGATAAAGTAGATAGAACAGGGATTCCAGTTTTTGATAAATGGGTTCAGGCAGGGCAAAAATCTGTAGCAGGTAATTCAGATGTTGCGTCATTCCACGCAGCGAATGAGACATTTATCAATGAATATGCAAAAATCATGTCAGGAAGCATGGGCAACAATCCTGTCTCTGATGCAGCAAGGGCTAATGCACATGAGATTCTTAGCCATGCGTATACAAAAGAGCAGTATAAGCAAGTGATAAATACACTAAAAACCGAGATGAACAATAGAATTTCAGGATTTAACCAACAGAGGGCGGAATTAAAGGCGGCAATATCCAATAAGGGGCAGGCCCCTGCGGTAAATCCACCAACTACATCATCGCCTACTGGTAGTGTGAAATTTTTGGGGTTTGAATAATGCCTATCGCCAGATTTCAGATGCCAGATGGCAGGATTGGGCGCTTTAGTGTGCCTGACGGTACAACGCCAGAACAAGCGCAAGCCATGATTCAGGATAGTCTTGCCAACAATCCAATTGTGCCTCCCCCTGCGGAGCAGTCCACAGCAAATAAAAAACTCTCTTTCAATGACATTTATCCACAAAGGGACAATAATGACGTGTTAGCGAACATAGCGGGTTCCGTAGTTGAACCTATCGCTAAAATGGTTACGGGAACCATTGCAAAACCAGTAGGTGAAATTGCTGGCATTGGGGCGGGAGTTCTTGACGCTATTGCGGGGCATGCTGTGGGAGGAATGAACGCGCAAGATGTCAAGGATAAAGTTCAGTCTGCGCTGACCTATCAACCAAAAACAACTGCTGGTAATTCTAACTATAACCCCATTAACGCGGGGATGAATTTAGTTGGCAATGTTATTGGAGGGGCTGCAAATCTTGGTGGGAACATAGCTGGACAAGTATTACCAGGTGATCCTAATAGCCCATTTTCTCCAGCAGGTATTGGCAAGAATGCGGTAAAAGAAGCCATTCCGCAAGGAATTGGGCTGCTTGGTGCAGTAAAACTCCCTAAATTCGGTGCGGCTAAAACAGCGGGAGAACAAGCAGCATTAGATGTTTTGAAAGGACAAAATGCAGGAACTGATGCGGTAATAAATCAAGGGAAAGCGGCGGGATTTAAATTTACTCCTGATGAATTGAGCAAGTTTGGTGCAGGGCATCCTATAGGGTCAGCGGCAGAAGATATTGCGGCTCTTCATGTGTACCATCTAAATAAAGAGGCGAACGCATTAGACGCTGCGGCCAGCATAAAGAATTATCGAAATGCTGTTAATTTAGTTAGAGATGACCTTAAATTGCCCAATGGAAGTTCTCTCCCTATAAAGACAGCTATCAGCGAACCTGTGATTAACCAGTTCATTAAGCAACACGGCGGGTCGTATGATGCTGTCTCAGCAATTAAAGACCCAATTCCTTATACGAAAACCTATCAGGATGCTGTCAATAATCTTGAGGGTGATTTGTCTGCCGCAAAAGCTCAATACCCTGATTTGATGAAAACGGATGGGGTTGACCAGTTACAGACAGCACTACTTAATGGGGATAGTACCAATGCGGCAGCGGCTATCCAGCTTATCAGGAAACTCAGAGACAGCGCCAATAGAGTGCTAAGTTCAAATGAACCCAAACCAGAAGCATTTGCTTTGGCAAAAGTTCAAAAGAAAGCCGCCAATGTGGTCGAGGATTTGCTAGGAAATTATCTTCAAACTAGCGGGAAGAATGCGCTTTTTGATGCTTTCCAGAACTCAAGAACACAGATCGCAAAAGCCTATGCCATCAAAAATGCACTTGACGATGGAACTGTGCTATCGACCACAAAACTAGCGAGGAATGGAGATAGTCTTACAGGGAACTTGAAAATTATAGCTGACATGAAAAAACAGCACCCAAATTTGATGCTAGACCCGCGCACAATCTCTACCAAAGGCGGGGGAATTGGGTCAAGTGCGGTAGTTGGGGCAGGAGTTGCGTTATCAGGGTTTCCTAAAACTGGCGCTGCTATTGCAGCAAGGCCACTTGTGACCCCTCTCCTTCTTTCTGATACGTATCAAAATCTTTTCTCTAATACCCCAAGTTATGTCGCCAAACCTAGCCTTTTACCTATGACGGGTGGTATGTTAAGCCCGACAATACCGTGGCAGGTTAATCAGGAGCAAAAGCAATGACCTATCTTGAATTAGTAAACGATGTCCTAGCCCGCCTGCGTGAAGATTCCGTGGCATCGGTCAGCACAAATGCCTATTCAACCCTGATAGGGAAGTACATCAACGACACTAAACGGAGTGTTGAGGACGCTTGGAACTGGGATGCACTTTCAGTAAATACTACCTTGCTAACTTCTGCTGGTGTGTCGAATTATTTGGTTCCGGGTTCAGGCTACAGGCAAAAGGGGGTAACTGTTAATGACACATCTAATAAGATACAGCTAAAAAATCGTCCTATCCAGTACATACTTGACCAGCAACAGCTTTCTACCGTACAAAATGGTAACCCATTTTATTTCGCATGGAACGGAAGTAACGGGACGGACAGTAAGGTTGAACTCTACCCGACTCCGAATGGAGCTTACTCGCTTTACTTTGATATGTTCGCTGCTCAAGCAGCGTTATCTGCTGACACTGATGTTTTGCTTGTCCCTTCTGAGCCTGTTATCGCGGGGGCTTATGCAAGGGCGATTGTTGAGCGAGGGGAAGATGGCGGGTTATCATCAAGCGAGGCGTATGGGCTTTATAAGGGCATCCTGGCTGACCTGATTTCGCTAGAATCTTCCCGTTTTGTTGAAAACGATTGTTTTGTGGCCGTCTGATGCAGCCTATTACCCCTTTCTCGATCACTGCACCTGGCTTCTATGGGCTAAATACCCAGGAAGCCCCTGTCGACCTGTCGCCAAATTTTGCTTTGCAAGCGGATAACTGTGTCATAGACAAGTTTGGGCGAATCGGCGCAAGGAAAGGCTGGGTAAAAGCCCATACAGCCAACACCGACTTGGGGACAAGCAATATCGAGTGTATCGGTGAGTTGATTGAAAACGACGGCACAACTACGATTCTTGCTGCTGGTGGCGGGTTTTTGTTCAAGTATTCCGGTACGACGCTGACCACTTTGACTTATGGGGGCGGTGGGGTAGCCCCGACGATCTCGGCTAATAACTGGCAGTTTGTCGGGTTAAATGGCGTAGGGATTTTCTTCCAGCGAGGATATGATCCGCTGATCTATGACCCCGCTGTCTCTACAACCACATTCCGCAGACTATCCGAAAAATCAGGATATACCGGAACCGTATTACAGGCGAATTGCGCTTTAAGTGCTTATGGCCGGGTATGGTGCGCAGATACGACTACCGACAAGAACACGTTGAAATGGTCGGACACAATCACGCCGCACATTTGGACTGCCGGAACCTCCGGTTCGCTCAACCTTTTAGGCGTATGGCCTTTGGGGGGCGACCAGATTGTTGCCTTGGGCGCACACAATAATTTCCTGTTCATCTTTGGCAAGAAACAGGTATTGATTTATTCAGGCGCTACCACCCCTTCAACCATGGCATTGTCCGATTCAGTGACCAATATCGGGTGCATCGCAAGGGATTCTGTTCAAAGCACAGGGGATGACATTATTTTCCTGTCTTCTACAGGGGTTCGTTCGCTGATGCGGACTGTTCAGGAAAAGTCCGCCCCATTGAGAGAGATAAGCAAGAACGTCAGAGATGAACTCAGGAGCATCATTGACGGCGAAACACTTTCATCCATAAAGGCGGTGTATTCCCCTATTGAAGCCTTTTACGCTATCACATTCCCCACCACAAACAAGTCATATTGTTTTGATATGCGTGCTCCCTTAGCCGATGGAGCAAGCAGGGTAACAACATGGACGAATATCAATCCAACGGCTTTTCTGGCCGCTTCCAACAGGAAACTTTATTTGGGGAAAGCCGGATATGTCGCGACTTATTCCGGCAGTTTGGATGACATAGCGACCTATCGCATGACGTACTACACGACATGGGTGGATTTTGGAAATCCGATACAGAAATCTATCCTTAAGAAAATCATTTACACATTGATTGGCGCAAAAAATCAGCCTGTGATTGTTAAGTGGGCATTTGACTACATCCAGAATTACCGTTCGCAGATCGTTTCTATTTCTGGCGCACAAACGTCAGCGGAATACGGTATAGCCGAATACGGCATAGCGCAATATACTGACGGGGTTATTGTCGCTTTGGTGAATAGTAGCGCTGGCGGGGTGGGACGTGTTGTGCAATTCGGGCTGGAAGCCGATATAAACGGTAGCGCAGTTTCAATACAGAAGGTTGAAGCACTCACAAAAGACGGAAAGCTATAGGGAGTAAGCATGGCATACACTAAAACAACCAATTTCGCTACCAAAGACGCGCTTTCAAGTGGCGACCCGCTAAAAATTGTCAAAGGGACTGAACTCAATACAGAGTTTGACAATATCGCCACGGCAAGTGCTTTGAATGCCCTCAAAGGTGCTAATTCAGACATTACCTCTCTATCTGGATTAACTACCCCATTATCTATTGCTCAAGGTGGTACGAGTGGAGCAACAGCAAGTGCCGCAAGAAGCGCATTAACCGCCGCTGCCTCTGGAGCTAATGCCGACATTACCAGCATGACTGCATTGACTGCCCCAACGGTTGCAGCGAATCCGATACGCGCCACTGACCTGCAAGTGCAGTTAGCCACAGCCTTCACGACTGGCGGCACCGGCACCGCTTTCACGCTTACGCCAACGCCTGCATTGTCGGCAAACACAGCGAAAGTACGCTACAACCCTACGCTCTCCGCCGACCCCAGTGGTAGCCCAAAATTAGCCGTATCCGGTCTGACAGCACTCAATTTCAAGTATTACGACGCAAACGGGGCCAAACAGTTTGTGACTACTGCTCAGGCCAAGTCGGGGATGTCGTGCGATGTTGTGAATGACGGTACGGATTGGGTGTTGCTGAATCCGATTATTCGGCAAGGAACAACAACAAACGATAATGCACTAGCTGGGAACCCTGGCGAATATATTGAGTCGGTGATTGTATCAGGCTCGGCAGTTTCCTTGACTACTAGCACCGCCGCAAACGTAACATCAATATCGTTAACAGCGGGGGATTGGGATGTAGTGGGAAATGTTTTATTTGTAACTACAGCAACGACATCTATTACACAAGCCGCTGCCAGCATAAATAATGTATCTGCAACGATGAACACAATATCTTTTGCACAATCTACGGTGCCAGCGATGGTACCTGGGGTAGATACCCCTTTCGCATTAGCCCCGAATACTCAGCGATACAGTCTATCCGCAACAACTACTGTTTATCTTGTTGCACGTGCATTTTTTACCGCAAGCACGCTGACAGCTTACGGAAAAATCAGTGCTCGGCGTGTAAGGTAATCATCCCGAACTAAACACCATGGAGAATTAAAATGAAAAAAACAGCCCTATTGCTCGCACTTGCATTATGCACCGGGAATAGTTACGCAGCCTCTTTGTTGCAGAGCAGAGCCGAGCAGGTTACCTCTATCCCGATTACCAACGGGGTGACGGTCGATAAGAAACAGATATTTTCAGTCTGTTCTAAAATTCCAGCGGATACTATAGTCCAGATTAACGCGCAAACCGAACTGACGAACCCCTACTCGTTCAATGTTGGAATTGGGCAGGTGATTACGGCTTGGGATTATTATGTGGATGATGCAGGGACGTCTACGTTTGTTCGTTCCTACAACGCAATTCCGGCGGTGATGAGCAACGCGACCCCCGCCGAGCATCACTATATCGTGAATGTGTCGGCAGCCGAAAAAATCGCCTATGCCAGCAATGCAAATACTCGGTGCTACACGCTAGTGGCATGGGCTGTTTCGTCCAGCGGAAGCGGGGATATTATAGTTCAGCAAGGGTATGGCTACTTGCAAGTGGTAACTCTAAATTGACCCCTACACTGACCGGCTGGAAGCTCGTCCTGACGTGGATCGCCATCGTCATCGTCACCTGTCTGATGTGGTGGGCGGTGATCAAGTATGTGTGTTTTCCAACGGCACAAGCCATTGGCGGGCTTTTCAGAATGGCGGCGATACGATGAGAAGCAACTGCCTGATTTTTGCCGTCTGGCGAACGATACGCAAGGGCGGGGTGCTGATTCTGCAACGCTCTCACGCGGGGCCGTATTTGCATGCGATGTGGGCGGAAAAGCTCCCCAGTAATCTCGAAGTCGAACATTTTTCACCCGTGGATAAATCAGCAGGGCTTCACTTGGAACCATTATTCATTGGAGATGTGGCCTATCAAGTTGGCAGGCAGCATTCCACCCCGCCGAAGGAGAGGGGGGGCATCAGCCCGGTATTTCTTTTCTTCTGGATGATCCAGCTTCTGGGCTGGGCGACGCTTGTTGCACTGCTGTTGTTTCCTGTCTATTCCTACGCAGGTGATTCGAGAGTTTGTGAAGTGCGACAGGCCAGGGGGTTTGCTGCCAAAGCTGAATTCAGAAAGATTCACCCTTGCCCCGCTACCGGATTAACTAGCGGCGCTTGCCCAGGCTGGCAGGTGGATCATGTTATCCCGCTGGCAAGCTGTGGCTGCGACGTGGTTGAAAACCTGCAATGGCTCAAGGTAGAGGTCAAGACCTGCGCCGGAACCCTATGTAAAGACCGGTGGGAGCGCAAGATTAACGCTTGCCCTGTGGTGCGCCCATGAAATCCCGTGTGTTAAATATCCTGATCGCGCTCGATAAGCTGATCTACCAGTTAATCACCCTAGGCTACGGCTCAAGCTGGGATACTATAAGCAGCGCATCTTACCGGATGGAGCAAAAAGGACGGCTTGTCGGCAAGCTGTCTCGCCCGGTAATTGACTGGGTGTTTTATAAATTCGGTAACGAGCGGCACTGTTTCGAGAGTTACATTTCCGCGAAGTACAACCTGCCAACGAGGGATTTTTAATGGGACAAGATTTAATAAACTGGTTGGTGGCTGGCTTTGGCGGACTGATAGGATTCCTCATGAAGGCAGTTTGGGACGCGGTGAAGGATTTGCAACACGCCGACCAGGCTC